AGAGCCAGAACCCGTAAAACTTCCAACAGATGAAAAACAAAAATTTGCAGGGATGCTGTCTGATGTTATCGAGCCGACACCAACGGCACCCCCGCCAGATCCAACGCCCCAGCCAGACGCAACGCTCCAGCCAGATCCATTACCGGAAACGACCACGACACCCGCAACGGCTGTGGGTGATGGTGAGGCAGCAACGGATGCGTCCAAACCAATACGGTCAGGAACACCGGCAAGTAGAAAGTCCACGATTTATTCAACACCGCGTGGTCTCTTGGCAAGTTCCGCGCCGCTGCGAAGACGTAGATCACTCATGGGTGGGTTGATATCATGATGTATAAAAACCAAGCCGGTAAGATGGGTGCCGCATCTGCGCAGCCAGCAAAGCGCCGGATGAATATGAACGTCAATCCGCTCGAGCGATTGGCGCAGAAAATGGCTGGGCGCACTCAGGGTGGATCCGTGGAAGGTCTGGCCCCTGGGAAGCGTAAGAAAAAAATGTCTCTCATGTCTACAATCGGGATGATGTAATGCAAGTCACACCTCTGGTCGCCATGTTAGATCGGCGATACAAAACGCTCTACAACCAGCGCACCAATTGGGAAAAGCACTGGCAGGAGCTGGCTGACTACATGTTGCCGCGCAAGGCAGACATCACCAAAAGAAGAACCCAGGGCGATAAGCGCACAGAGCTAATCTTTGATGGAACGGCCATACATGCAGTAGAACTTCTAGCCTCGTCTCTGCATGGCATGCTCACCAGCCCAAGCACGCCCTGGTTTTCTCTTAGATATCGCAATCCGGCGTTACAGCAAGACGATGCCGCCAACGAGTGGCTAGAAATTAGTATCGATCAAATGTACCAGGCGTTTCAACGCTCAAACTTTCAACAGGAAATTCATGAGCTTTATTATGACCTGGTGGTTTTCGGCACAGCCGCGTTTTTTGTAGACGCCGACGAAAACGGTTTAAGGTTTCACACACGGCATATTGCAGAAATAAGCGTCAGCGAAGATGCAAAAGGCGAGGTCGATACGGTCTACCGCAAGTTTAAAATGACAGCTCGGCAAATGGCACAACGCTTTGGTGAGGATAAATTACCCACCAAAATAGCCACTGGCATGAAAGATGACCCATACAAAGAATATGAGGTCATACACGCGGTTTTCCAACGCAACGATGCCAAAGGCTTGCAAGCCAAAAACAAACCTATCGCCTCTGTTCATTACGACGCCGACAACCGTCAGCTCCTGGGCGAAAGTGGATTTGATTCAATGCCCTTTATGATCCCACGGTTTGTCAAAGATAGTGTAAGTACATACGGTCGATCACCGGCTATGAATGCCCTGGCTGATGTAAAAATGCTGAACAAAATGTCCGAGGTGACAATTCGAGCTGCGCAAAAGCAAATCGATCCACCCATCATGGTGCCAGACGATGGTTTTATGCTTCCAGTAAGAACAACACCAGGCGCACTAAACTTCTACAGATCCGGCACTAGGGACCGCTTAGAGCCGCTACAGATCGGCGCAAACAATCCGCTTGGGCTAAACATGGAAGAACAACGGCGTAACGCAATACGTCAAGCGTTCTATGTGGACCAGCTTCTGATGAGCCAGGGACCAGCCATGACAGCTACAGAAGTTTTGCAACGCAACGAAGAAAAAATGCGGCTGTTGGGGCCAGTGCTCGGTAGACTGCAATCTGAACTTTTACAGCCCATGATTTCTCGTAGCTTTGCGTTGCTGCTTCGGGAAGGGCTCCTCCCCCCTGCACCGGAGCAACTACAAGGCCAGGACATCGACATCGAGTATGTCAGCCCATTGGCCAAAGCGCAGCGCCTCACAGATCTTCAATCAATGCTTCGAGGGTTTGAGGTGATGCTGCAAGTCGCCGAGATAGCACCCGTGATGGACTACCTCGATAGCGACAAGCTTGTGCAATACCTGGTCGATGTGACCGGCATACCGGCGCGCGTCATACGCGGCCAGGAAGAGGTCGCACAAATTCGTAGACAAAAAGCTGAAGCAGAAGCACAGCAAGCCGAAATGCAACAACAAATGATGCAAGCGCAACAAGCACAACAAGTCGCGCCGCTGGTCAAAGCAATTAGTTCATGAAGCAAATCAAAGACCTGAAGTTAGCCTATCGTCGCACGTTCAATACAGATGACGGTGAGCAAGTTATACGTGATCTCAAAACGCGTTTTAGCTTTGAGACAACCACCTTTTCTGGCGATCCATATCAATCTGCATTTAACGAAGGACAACGCGCAGCCGTGCTGCTTATCGTCAGAATGTTGTCCGACGAAAAGGAACCAAAAAATGAGTGAAGAGGCAACCCAGGATACTGGATCTCAAGAAGTACCCGTCGCGTTTCTGGATACACTACCAGAAGAAATACGCGGTGAACCATCGCTGAGAAATTTTACAGACGCTGGGCAAATGGCCAAGAGCTATGTCAGTGCGCAAAGAATGATCGGTGCAGATAAAGTCGCCATTCCCAGTCAATCTGCAACTCCAGACGAATGGCGGGAACTATACCACAAACTGGGCTCACCCAGAGAAGCAAGTGGATACGAGTTTAGCAAAAGTGACATCGAGATAAATGACGACACCGTCAATGGATTGCGCGCAGCGGCGCTCGATGCGGGACTAAGCAAGTCACAAGCGGAAACCATGATGGGCTTTATTCGAAATACCGTAGGTGACATCCAAACAAACTATGAGGCGCAAGGCAAAGAATTGCGAGAGGAAAGTGAACACACGTTGCGCAATGAATACGGACGAGCTTTTGAACAAAAAGTCGGTCTGGCACAACAAGCGGCAACAAGATACTTGGGCAGCTTGGACATCTTTGAAGAAGTGCAGTTGGCCGATGGTAGACTTCTGGGCGATCACCCAGACATCATTAAGCTTTTTGTCCAGTTGGGCGAAGAAATAGGAGAGGACATTTTGGAAGGTGAACCAACAGAAATGGTGATGACACCGGACGACGCCTCTAGAAAAATCGCAGAAATGATGCGGCCAGATGGACCTTACTTTGATAAGATGCATCCAGAGCATGAGTTCTACGTGCAAGAGGTCGGAAGACTTTTTGAATACAAATAGTGGGTAACCGATAGGTCCACTCGTCAAACATGTGCGTCATGTGGAGTGACTGCCCAAAGCAGTAAGCATGGTCTCGAAAGAGGTAACCAGGCGCAGCAATCTGAAAAACCAAAACTGTAGAAGGAGTGCGACTAATGTCCACGCAAATTACTACGGCTTTCGTCAATCAGTTTTCTGCAAACATCCAAATGCTTTCTCAACAAATGGGATCGTTGCTGCGCACCGCAGTGGATGTTGAAACTGTGAATGGCGAAAAAGCCTTCTTCGATCAAGTGGGATCAGCTGCCGCTGTTCTGCGCACAAGCAGACACGCCGATACCCCGCTTATCGATACACCCCATAGCAGACGCATGGTCACAATGTCAGACTATGAATATGCTGACCTGATCGATGATTCAGACAAAGTAAGACTGCTTGTCGATCCAACATCAACCTACAGCCGCGCAGCGGCAGCTGCGATGGGTCGCGCAATGGATGACGTGGTCATCACTGCAGCTCTCGGCACTGCACAAACTGGCAAAGAAGGTAGCACATCAACTGCACTACCGAGCGGCCAGAAAATTGCGCACGGGTCTGCCGGTCTAACAATTGCAAAATTGGTTTCGGCTAAAGAACTTCTCGACGCTGCATCTGTTGATCCATCAATCCCACGCTTTATCATTGTGTCGCCAAAACAGGTTTCTGACCTGTTAAACAACACAACGGTAACGTCTTCCGATTTTAACACAGTCAAGGCGCTGGCGCAGGGCGAAATAAACTCATTTGTGGGCTTTAACTTCATAGTTAGCAACCGGTTGAACACAGACAGCAACTCTGATCGTCAGGTCATTGCGTTTGCTCAAGACGGTCTGAAGCTTGCTATTGGTAAAGAGCCAGCTGCGCGTATCGATGAGCGTGCCGACAAGTCATATTCAACGCAAGTCTACTACTGCCAATCTATCGGGGCGACCCGCATGGAAGAAGCAAAAGTAGTCGAAATTGCGTGTAACGAGTAGGAGACTGACAAATGGCTACCGTTTTTTCAACACAGCGCACAAACACACGGGCAACCCCGTCTGTTAAAAACAAAGCTAATGAGCTGGGTGGTCGCATCCGCGTTGCTCATGGCACTTTTGAAGCATCAAGTCTGGCATCCGGCGATGTCATTGAGATGTTTATCCTTCCAGACGGCGCACGTCTTTTAGAAGGATCTCTGGCGCATGATGCGCTCGGCAGCTCAACCACGCTCTCAGTGGGTACTGCCGCGCATACAAACGCAGCTGGTACAGCTGTGTCTGCTTCAGCCGCTGCCTTCAAAGCAGCCGCTGCATCAACGTCAGCGCAAAAAGTCGATATCCTCGCCACACTGGCTCTTGGCTCCGGCACAGAGACAGACACCAACGAGGACGGCGTAGCGGTCACAGTAACGATGGGCGGTGCAGCTGGCACCGGTACAATCGAGCTGACGATCAAATATGTCGTTGACTAAATAGATGGGGCGCTCCGGCGCCCCGTCTTTTTTATGGAGTAGACCATGCCGTCAAACGTGGACATAGCAAATTACGCATTGAACATGCTGGGTGCAACAAACATATCAGCCTTTGACGAAAACAGTAAAGCTGCGCGCGTGGTCAACCAAAGATATGAAGGTGTGCGCGATGCAGTGTTTCGCAGCCATCCTTGGAACAGCCTCACAAGGCGCGCATCTCTGGCTCAAGAAACATCGACGCCGGATTTTGGTTATGCCTTTCAATACCCGCTGCCCACAGATCCATTCTGCTTGAGAGTGCTCGAGTATAGCAATGGTACTCTCAGCTATCCACAAGATAACATCCACAGCAACACCAACGGACCTGTCTTTGTCATCGAAGGTCGTAAGCTCCTGACGGATGAGGGCGTAGCTAAAATAAAATACATTGGTCGAATTACCGATCCAAACCAATATGATGCAGGGCTCATTGAAGCCTTGGCAGCGCGGCTTGCCTCGGAAATCGCGTATGCCATTACGGGATCAACTACAATGATCCAGGTCACAGCCGCGACGTATGAAGCCAAACTCAAAGAGGCCCGCTTCATGGATGCAACGGAAGGAGCACCACAGCGCATCGAGGCCAGTGACTTTATTGATGCGAGGTTCTAATGGCGCGATCAGCACCAGCATTTAGCTCATTTACAGCGGGTGAGATAAGCCCCAGGCTCGAGGGCAGAACAAATATCAACAAATACGACGAAGGCCTGTCCGATCTGACCAACATGGTTGTTATGCCGCACGGCGGGGTCACGCGTAGACCAGGCACAGAATACTTGGGCGAGGTCAAAAGCAGCTCAGTAAAGACCAGGTTAATACCGTTTCAGTTTAAGACGTCGGATACATACGTCCTCGAATTTGGCAATGGCGTAATGCGCGTGTTTAGGAACGGCTTGCAAGTCCTTGATAGTAGTAGCAAAACCGTAACCGCAATCACAAAGGCAAACCCAGGAGTCCTTACCAGTAATAGCCACGGCTTTAGCAATGGCGATGAAATCTTTGTCGATAACATTGGCGGGATGACTGAACTCAATGTGCGCAACTATCGTGTGGCAAATGTTACAACAAACACATTTACTCTTACGGATTTATTTGGCAATGCCATCAATACAACAAGTTTCACGACGTTTACATCTGGCGGCACCGCCACAAAAATATTTGAAGTGTCTTCTCCATATTCTGAAGCGGACCTGTTTGATGTGAGGTTTGCCCAGAGCGCCGATACAATGTTTCTGGTTCACCCCAGCTACGACATTAGAACGCTGACGCGCACAGATCATAATGCCTGGACGTTTGCCACGTTATCTATCACTGGCTCACCCAGCCCAGCTCTGTCGGGGTCAAACAACCGGCCAAGTGTGGTTACATTCTTTGAACAACGCCTCGTTTTTGCAAACACGAATAACAATCCTCAAACAATATTCTTTAGCAAAAATGGAGATCATGACAATTTTACAGTAGGTACGGGCGATAATGATGCGCTTATCTACACGATTGCGTCTAACCAGGTAAACGCCATCCGCTTTCTGTCAGCCACCAGGGTTTTGACGGTAGGCACGTCGGGCGGCGAGTATGTTGTGACAACAACAAACGATGGACCACTGACACCCACGACGACCCTTATCCGTAAATACAGCAACTACGGATCTGCAACTGTCGATCCAGTACAAGTCGCTGACGTAACACTTTTCGCACAGCGAGGTGGGCGCAAGCTGCGTGAGTTTAAATATGTTGGTGAAGTCAACACGGCTGGATACCAAGCACCCGATATGACGATCCTAGCCGAGCATATTACAGAAGGCGGTGTGGTACAGTTCGCGTATCAACAAGAGCCAGACAGTGTTGTCTGGGCTGTGCGTAATGACGGTACTCTCTTGGGTCTCACTTACCGGCGCGAAGAAGACGTGGTTGCCTGGCATAAGCATGTACTGGGGGGCAGCTTCGGATCGGGCCAGGCAGTGGTTGAAAGCATAGCGACATTACCGACAGATAGTGGTGAAGATGAGCTCTACATGATCGTAAAGCGCACTATCAATAGTGTTACAAAGCGATACGTCGAAGTGCTGAAAACGTTTGATTTTGGCAGTGACACAACATCTGCATTTTTTGTCGATAGTGGCTTAGTGTATTCTGGTAGCTCTGTGACGAGTTTGTCAGGACTGTATCACCTGGAAGGGCAGAGCATTTCAGTGTTGGCAAACGGTGCCAGCCATCCAACAAAGACCGTGAGCTCGGGCTCTGTGGCATTAGACTTCGGCATAACCTCTGGTGCTTTGGGCTATGGTTTTACGAGCTCGATGCAAACGCTGCGCATTGAGGCAGGGTCTGTCGATGGCACGTCTCAAGGAAAACCCAAGCGCATCCATGCGATCACACTGCGCCTGTTTGAAACTGTCGGAATTGAGGTCGGCAACGATAGCAGCAACATTGACCGGATTCCTTTTCGAGACAGCTCGATGGATATGGATGCAGCCGTGCCACTGTTTACTGGTGACAAGGAAATTGAATTTGAGGGCGGCTTTGATGATGATGACCGCATCTATGTACAACAAAGTCAGGCGCTGCCTATGACGGTGTTGGCGTTTTTTCCGCGTCTGAACACCTTTGATTTATGATAACATTCCAACGTGAGCCGGTGCTCGATGTCCAACATCAGATAACACCGCTGTTCAAAAAGCACTGGCAAGAAATTGCCAACTACCGAGAGAAAATTGAATTAGATCCTGACTGGGAAATGTATGATCAGCTAGAGCAGAGCGGTGTGCTCCACGCATTTATGGCGCGTGATAACGGTCTGCTCATAGGTTACTTCTGGCTACTTGCGGTGCCGCACTTGCACTATCGCAATCATGTATTTGCCCACGCGGATCTTCTTTTCTTGGACAAACCGTATCGAAAAGGTTTTACCGCCTTAAAGTTTATCAAGTTTGCAACAGCAGAACTTAAAAAGTCAGGCATCCAGGTCATGTCAATGAATACAAAAACCAACGCACCATTTGATGTGCTGCTCGAGCGTGCCGGTTTTAAACTGGTTGAACGCGTCTACGCCAAATTTTTAGGAGACGCCTGATGGGTGCTGTCGCTTCAATTATTGGGGGTGGACTTGGATTTGTCATTGGCGGTCCAGCTGGCGCAGCCGCAGGGGCTTCAATAGGCGCGTCTGTAGGTGGGGGTATCTCAGCGAAGCAATCAGCTGACAAAGCTGCGGCGCGCGCAAACAACGCGGCTGAGTTCAATGCTCAAATTATTGAGCGCGACATCGGTTTACTTACAAAAGGCCGAGATATTCTAAATGCAAACTTTGCCATAGATTTTGAGCGCAGCACCCGTCTATTCGAGAGGGACGTGCAAGGCACCGCAAAGGCAGGGTTTGGTTATGCGGGCGTCGATATGAGCCAAGGTACTCCAATTCAAATTCTCAGAGAAAATGCGCGTGAGTTCGATTACCAAATGTCGGTACAAAAATTCGATACAGCTGTTGAGAATATGCAGATCGATGATGCAATTGAAGAGACCAGGCTCAATGCACAGCTTGCCCGAATGGAAGGTGGAGCTACCGCTGCATCACTCCGCTCACAAGGCACACAAAGCTTAATTTCTGGACTAGGAAGTGGCGCGCGTGACGCATTTGATATGGGGTTGTTTGAATAATGAGGATCCCTGTTTACACAACAAAAGCCAGACCAACTAATCAGCTGCCTGGCCGGTCTTTTAGTGTCCGTATGAACGCAAGACCATTCGTCGATGCAGAGCTTCAAAAAGGTAAGATAATGACCGAGCTGGCAAGCCAGGCCGGTGCATTCGCCAAACAGCGGTATCAAATGATAACTGAGGCAGAATACAACAAAGCTGCATTAAATATTGAAGAAGGAATGCGCGAGGCCGTGCGCAACTTGTCAAATGAAAGCGACATCACAAACGTGCTCGATGGTCGCAACTACTGGCAAGAGCACATGAATGAAATTAGAAACAATGTGCTGCCCAAAGTAAGTGATCGCGCTCTTAGAAAAAAACTTCAATACAACTTTGAACAGTCTGAGATTGCAAGCCGGTATCAGCTGCGCGCTGTCGTGGACCGCAAGATCATCGCAGCCGAGCAAGCAGCTCTCAAAGCCAGAACAGAGGGAGTGGTCAACGCACTGTCACAGCCAGGTATCGGCGTCGAAAACTACAATTCGGAATTTGCTAAGTTAAACAACGCTCATGTACCTGGCGTAACAGCTGGTCGATTAAATGGAAGCGCAGTAAGCACAGCTCTCGGAGCTGCCAAAAAAGCTATCGCTGAAAATGTTGTGTCCGCCTATGTTGGACGAGATCCGCTACGCGCGATTGAGCTGCTTGCAGCACTTGAGCAAGCTATTGATATCAACAACGGTGCGGCATTTAAAAAAGAAGATCTAGCAGAACTTGCACCAGGTGGCAATTACGCGGTCTTTACGCTTGCAAATATTCAAGGTGAGGAGGCCGTAGGTGTTCTCGAGGATGCGTTGCGCAGTGCTACTGTATTTGCAAACGCATTAGACAAATTGGAAAAAAAAGAAGAAGCAGCACAAAAGTTTGTGGTGGATCAGGCTATAAACAGAGTACAATACTTTACGTCTCTAGATCCAAGCAGTGATATTGCCGGTTCCAGTATTCTTTTGTTTGTGCCTGGCTTAGAGGGGCGCGTAGATCCGCAAACCATGTATACAATGGGTGAGGCATTTGATTTCACCAAAGACTATTTGTACGCAGTAAACGCTGTTGATCCAGCTCTTCAAAAAATCTTTGATAATTACGAGGTGGGAGAGGCTAGTCCATTTGCAGACACAACCGAACAATTTGCTTTCGAAGAATTATTTAATTCACGCATAAAAGGCCAACTTACCTTCAAGGACCTTAACACGAAAAAAGGTCTGCTAACCCGAAACGATTACATTGACTTTGCCAACGCAATTGTAGCCGATGAGTCGCGCAAAGAACGCCAAGCAAACGCTTCTGAAACTAGAGAAGAAAAAACAGCGAATGATGCGATGGACGCTGCGAAAAAAATTACAACATCCAAATATCGGTACAATGAGCTCCAAACGGACGACACGGACCGAAACCGCGCCTCAAAAGCAGCAACTTTTAACGTCTTAAAAAGACTAGATGATTTAAAGTTTCAGTCCATTTTATCTGGAGAAAAACTCACGCCAGAAAAAATCAATGAGGTATTGCAAGCCGCGTTTAAAGAGAACGATCAGATCTATGCCGATGGAGTGAAAATAGAGTTTGAAGATTACATTGCTGAAATACAGGATGACCGTGGAATTACTATCGATCTGGCTGATCCCTTCGGCAGCTTGGACGCTTGGTTTAAGGAAAGTGATCAAGGCCAACTAGACACTGGTGTTAATTACAGGCGAATTAAGCGCCGTTTAAATGAATTTAAGCGACAGGGTGTGTTTCAATGAGTAGCGTCATTTTGTCAGATACTGATGAAGAAATGGACAAGTACTTTGAAGCGGAGCTGATGTCTCAGGACGCGCCGCCCATGAACATCATTACCAATAAAAAGCTGGCATATAACACGTCCACCAAAAAAAATGATGTGCTGCTTCCACTCTCAGCCGGTGGTTACGTGAAGATCGGAGAGGAACCCAGAGATCGATCTCAAGAAATTCAGCAATACGCCTCTGAGCTTCAAAACATAGGCATGCCGTTTGATGTGTCAGATTTCACTGCAGCTGGTTTTGCAGAGGATGAAATCAAAGCAGCTGGCGTGATGCCTCAAACACAGCCAAAGTCAGGCCGCACTGAGCCCTTGCGCGAAGGTGAGCAACTGCTTGAGATAAGATCCGGCGGCGATTTAGCCAAGCCACTATCGAAAGAAACCTTGCCTGTTGTAAAGGGTTTTCTTGATGAGCCTATTAAAGAAGTTGTAAAAGGTTTGGTGCGTGGCGCTATAACAAAGCCCGCAAAATTTCTTGAAGACAACTTTGGTTTTACTGACAAAACTTTGCGTTTACAAATAGTCAATCCAGATACTGGTGAGTTTGATTTAGATTTTAAAATTTTAGACGATGATGAAGTTCAACGACAGCTTGCTGAAAACCTAGAAAAACCGTTTTATTGGAACCTTGAAACTTTAGTCCAAGAAGATGAAGAAGCCGGTGGTGGATCTGCCCTTGCTGGTGGTCTAGCGCAGTTTTTTGGAGCATATGTGAGTATAGCCAAATTTTTTAAGTTTGGTAAAAGTGTTGCGGCACAAGGAGCAAGTAGAGGCGCAGCAGCAGATTTCTTAGCTTTTGAGGGTGATGAAGGACGTATAACCGACATACTTGGCGATCTTGGTGTTCCTGAACAATTTATACCGTCTTTTTTAGTAACAGATCCAAATGATCCAGATTATGTCGGGCGATTTAAAACAGCTTTTGAAGGTGGTGGTTTAGGAATTATTACTGAAGGATTGATGCGCTTATTAGGCAGAACTTTTCGCTCAATAAAAGATGGTGATGTGCCAGCTGAAGAAATAAAGCAAATTACAGAAGAGGGCAACAAATCTATAAAACAAACAATAATAGATCGACTTAACCAGCCTGGCGAAATGCCTACTGTGGGTAGTAATCTTGGTAATATCCAACAATTTAAACTAAATCCTGACGAAGTAAAAAAAGTGCTAGAGTTGCGCGCTAGTCAAATGGAACTACCTGTAAATCAACGCACACAACCAAGTAATGACAATATGTTTGACGTAACCCCAGAAAGTTACAATCGAACATTTCCAGAGCAAAAAGAAACGCCAGTGCCACGAGTGCCAGAAGGCAAAACATTACCGTTAAAAAATCGTGGCGCGGCAGTGATTAAAATGAGTGATGCTATTGCTGACAAGCTGGCAGAACGAGCCAAACCATTTGTGGGTTCAAACGTTCAATTTTTTTACCATACTGGGCCGCTCATAGATAAAGCAGAAGCTTTAGGTATTCCAAAAGAGCAAGCCCAAGAACAATTAAAAAAGTTTGCATCGAATTATGCAGCAACAAGTCCACGAACCCAAACAGAAGAAAATTTGAGAAGTGCTTCTATTGCTACAGTAAAAGCCAAACGTGGTGTTGATATTGCTGATATTATTGGTCCTGGTGGTGATGGCATCAACGAAAAAGGTTACCCGATGATGATTGGTCGTAAGGGTGAGCTGGATAGCAAAGGCGAACCTTTAAAAGCTGACGGAATCCATAGAAAGTTATTAGAGGCTGTGCAAGGAGATGGGATCTCCTTTGATACAAATCCAAAGCCAGCAACATTTGCAGAAAATGTATCTGGTAATCTTGCTGGAGTAACAGTTGATACACACGCAATTAGAGCTGTTTTTGATGTAATGAATGAGTTGCAACCTGGCTCTATACCGCTCCGTTTTATTGGTGGCAAAAACGCAAAAAAAACAAAGCAATTTCAACAAATGTATGAAAACAATCCAGCTTCGTTTGATGCTGCAACTATGGTAGCAGATACACTTGGTAGTCAAAAAATAGACGGCAAAGATGTCCAAACAGAATATGCAATTTTTTCTGACATATACAAAAAGGTTGCAGATAAATTAGGGGTGCAGCCAGCTGAAGCGCAATCGCTCTCTTGGTTTGCAAATGGTGACAAGACAGGGTTGGCATCAGAGCCAAAAACTATTGTTGAATTAATAAATGATCGTGTGGATGTCACTTCACAACTATTAAATCAATCAAAAGAAGAAGTATTTAAAAAGTTTTTACAAGGTAGCCTCCCACTGCTTTCAGTCGGTGGCCTTACTTTGTTGGAAACAGGTGCGGCCCGAAATGATGAAGGCATATAATTTATGGCAATAGATCCGCAAGAAATAGCAGAAGAAAACACACAAAGATCTGCGCTGGCCCAAAAAGGCTCACCTACAGAGTTTGCCAGAGATCCGAAGCTTTCTACGCAGCTGGCCGGTGGTGGCACTCAGGCTATGCTTGAATTGTTAAACAGGTTACGCCCTTCTCCGACAGAAACTGTTGATGCAGTGCCTGGCCGTGTCCCAACTCCGCAAGAGCAAAACCTTATGCCCGATGACGGCACGTTTTCTGAGCGTAAAACAAAAAAAACGCTGGCACCAACCGTGCTTAGTCCAGAGGGTGTAGAACAGTTTGAAAAACAAAATTTCCAGGCAAAGCCAGATCCGACTGGAGAAATCATACAGGATGCGCAGACAGCCATCGATCAAGAAGCTCAAGCAGCTCAAGCAGCCGTTAATGTAGTCGATCAGGCAAAAAAGTCACTGATTGCAGATGTGCGCGGCTCAAAGCCAGAAACAGCCGTGGTTGATGAGGCTCAAGCAGATCGTTTGCTTGAAATGCAAAAAACGCGTGAGGCCGGTATTCAATCTCTGAAGGATGGCGGTGATTTTAACTTTAATTATATGAACACCAGCGAAGACATTGAGGTCACCCTCACAGCCTTGTCAGAGATATACAAAGATCCGACCACGGCGGCAAAGCGTGGGTACATTCCAAATCAAGTTACTGTAAATGAGGCTGCGAACGCGCTGGCTGATGAGGTAGCTTTTACAAAAGGCTTACTGAACCGTAAGGCTGGAGAAGGTCTAAACGCAGAAACATTGGTTGCGGCGCGCGAATTGTTGGTGCGCAGCGCAGAAAAGTTAAACGTACTGGCGACAAAAATAACTACGGGGCAGGGCAGCGATTTGGACCGGTTGGCGTTTCGCAGACAAATGTCCATCCATGCTGGCATACAACTACAGCTCAAGGGCGCTCAAACGGAAGCCGCTCGAGCGCTACAGTCATTTCAAATAACGGTGGGCGGCGAAGACAGTGCGGTTCGCCAAGCTCAAGAAGCCAGACGCATGTTGATGGAAGCCGGTGGTTCAGAGTTGACTGACACAATGGCCGCGCAGTTCATCGACAGTTTTGCCAGAAACGGCATGAAAGGGGCAAATCAATATGCCCGTGGCGGCTGGCGCTCTAAAACCAGACAGATGCTATCAGAGGCTTATTTGGCTGGACTTCTCAGCAATCCAGCAACGCAGGTCAAAAACATCGTGGGTACTGCATCGTTTATGATTTATCAGCTACCAGCTGAAATGATTGGAGGTATGTTTGGCGCTGTAGTGCGCAAAGGGCGCACTGCGCTTGGCAGGAACTACCCAATTAGTGAAGACCAGGTCTATGTTAACGATGCATTGATGCGATTTAAAGGGTATTTAGACAGCTACAAAGATGCCTATCGCGCTGGCGCATTAGCCTTTCAAACGGAGATGCCAGCCGGTGCCAGCAAGCTAGATATCGAGCAATACCAAAGCATTGCCGGTGACAGCGACACAACTCTAAGTCGAGCTATATCAGAGTTTGGAAAACGTGCGCGCATTCCGTTTCGTTTGTTGTTAGGCGCGGATGAGTTTTTCAAAACAATAAGTCAGCGCGGCGAACTTTATGTTCAATCCAATAGCGCTTACCAAGCAGCAATTCGAGAGGGCAAATCAGTTACTCAAGCTCAAGACGCAGCTGGTATGATACTACTGGACCCTAAATCAATTTCAGAAGAGTTAGACTTCAAAGCAAGGTACGACACCCTGCAAAGTGATTTAGGTGGGTTTGGCAAATTTACAGGAATGGTGCAGCGGTTTGATATTGGAGGCATACCTGTTGGACGTTTAGTGATGCCATTTGCCGTTGCTCCGACTAACAGCGTTCTACGCACAGCTGAGTTTATACCAGTTAATCCTAAAGGCATGATTGATTTGAGTGGTAAAAATGGCGCGCGCGCTCAACAAATGGCCGCTGGCAAAATGGCCTTGGGTGGTATGACAATGGCCGTCATAGCAAGTTATGCTGCGCAGGGTCAAGTTACGGGTTCGTTACCGAAAGATCCTAAAATCCGAGAGCAACTTCCGCCTGGGTGGCAACCTTACAGCCTTGTGTTTCGAGGCGAGGGTTTTCCAGAGGACATGCCCCTCTATGATGCGTATGGACGACCTAACGGCCCATTAACGTATGTTAGTTATGCTGGATATGAGCCGGTCGGCGCAGTCATTGGAATTACCGCTGACACAGTACAACGCATGCATTTGACGCGTGATCCCACGATGCGCGGCGACCGCGCGACTGCGGCTGTTACTGCAACCCTAGAGTATTACAAAGAACTGCCGATGCTGCAGGGCATGTCAGATGTTGTCAATGCTTTAGAGTATGGAGACCCCATGCGCTTTCTCAAAAGCCCAGCGGAAGCAGCGACTATTGTTGGGTTTCCAAACCCTGTAAGCAGTCTGCAACGCGCTACTGGTCGAATAATTGATCCTGGTTTAACTAGGCCGCGAGAAGACCAAGAATATTACACAGAGGCTGATATCTTAGCAACAAATGAAATTGGGAGATACGTTTTTGAGCTTCCTGACGGCACACCAGATTACCGGATGGTGGGTCTTCCAAAGTCTGATGCGGGATCCACGATGCTTAATATTTTTAAAAAGCTTGATGCGTATCAGTCAAAAGACTCCATGTTTCGCAGCGAAGCTGACAGAAACGCACCTCTTTACGACACGCTTGGTCAGCAAATTGGAGCAAATGACATAAGTCTTGCAAGCAACCCAATTCTTGCAATTTTTAACAATCTATCAGGTATACGCATTCGCCGTGGCGAAAAGGTGCCAGATTATCAGGCAGAGCTCATGCGTTTAGCAGCGATGACCGGCGGTTGGCCTCTGACCAACCCTGATAGCAAAGATGGTCTGCAGCTAAGTTTTGGTGTTGCCAGCGATTGGGTCAACATAAGCAAAAACGAGGTTATGATACGAAAGCCAGGTCTTGGCGATGTCACATTTAAAGAAATGCTCGAGTACACTTTAACCAGTACATCGAACCGGTATGGCCGAGCATATGAGCGCGCAAGTGATAAAGAGCGTAAAGCACTTGTAACAACGATAAATCGTGAATTTTTGGAGGCAGGGTGGGTGCAGCTGCTTCGAGATCCACAATATTCAAATCTCGCCCGTGCACACAAAGACATTCAAATTCTCAAAGATGAAGGTAAACGATAATGACGGTGACTAGTAGTACCAACAAGGTGAGCTTTTCTGGAGACGGCTCAACAACTGTCTTCGCTTACGGTTTTAAAATATTTGACCAAGATGACCTAACCGTCATTTTACGAAGTGCCACTGGTTCAGAAACAACTCAAACCATTACAACGCATTATACAGTTTCTGGTGTTGGCTCCGCGTCCGGCGGCAATGTCACAATGGGTACAGCGCCAGCGTCAGGCACCACCCTGACTATATTGCGCGAACAGCCATTGACCCAGGGTCTGGATCTCGTTGCCAACGATCCGTTTCCAGCTGCGTCAATGGAAGATGCGCTCGATAAAATAACCATGCAAGTGCAGACGCTTGATGAAGAAGTAGGGCGCGCCATCAAGGCATCAAAAACAAACACCATTACATCAACAGAGTTTACAGTTTCAGCGACAGATCGAGCAAACAAAGTTTTTGCGTTCGACGGATCGGGTGAACTATCGGTAACACAAGAGCTCGGCACGTTTCGCGGAAATTTTGCTGCGAGTACATCTTACGAGGTGCGTGATCTGGTCAAAGACACAAGCACCAACAACATTTTTATCGTAAATACGGCGCACACTAGCTCGGGCTCTCAGCCTCTAACAACAAATTCAAATTCTGCAAAATATGATTTAATTGTTGACGCAGCCTCTGCAACAACGAGCGCAACAAACGCATCTACCTCTGCTTCGACGGCAACGACAAAAGCATCTGAGGCAGCTGCAAGCGCAAGCGCTGCAGCAAGTAGTCAGAGCGCAGCTGCTACTAGCGCGACAAACGCTTCAACGTCAGAAACAAACGCTGCGAGTTCAGCAAGTACGGCCAGCACACAAGCTACAAATTCTGGAAATTCTGCAACCTCGGCGGCTGGGTCTGCTACGACGGCAACGACAAAAGCATCTGAGGCAAGCACCAGCGCAACAAACGCAGCAACATCGG